TTATAAATCATTGGGAGAATGAAGTAGAAGGATTAAAAAGCGATCAAGACAGTTTAAATGAATTATATAGACAATTTCCAAGAACAGAAGCCCATGCTTTTCGAGATGAAGCTAAAGAAAGTTTATTCAACTTAGTTAAGATATATGAGCAAATAGATTATAATGATGGCATGAATAATGCTGCTAATGTGACTACTGGTAGTTTTCAATGGATGAATGGAATTAGGGATACTAGTGTCATATTTGTACCTAATCAGAATGGAAGATTTAAAATATCTTGGGTTCCACCTAAAAATATTCAAAATCAAGTGATCTTAAAGAATGGAGTGAAATATCCTGGTAACGAGCACATTGGAGCTTTTGGATGTGATAGTTATGATATATCAGGAACTGTAGATGGAAAAGGATCTAATGGATCATTACACGGGCTTAGTAAGTTCAGTATGGAAGATGCTCCTCCAAATCATTTCTTTTTAGAATATATAGCACGACCACAAACAGCGGAGATATTTTTTGAAGATGTATTAATGGCATGTATATTTTATGGAATGCCTATATTATGTGAAAACAACAAACCAAGATTACTTTATCATTTTAAAAGAAGAGGTTATAGAGGGTTCTCTATGAATCGTCCTGATAAAGTTTGGAATAAGTTATCAGTTACAGAAAGAGAAATTGGTGGAATACCAAATTCAAGTGAAGATATCAAACAAGCTCACGCAGCGGCTATAGAATCTTATATAGAAAATTATGTAGGTTTAAAAGGAAATGAATATGGTGATATGTACTTTCAGAGAACATTAGAAGATTGGTCGCAGTTTGATATAAACAAAAGAACCAAACATGATGCTTCAATAAGTTCTGGATTAGCTATAATGGCTTGTAATAAAAATCGTTATAGACCTTCACCACTTAAAGATATTAAACCTATTCGATTAGATATTAAACGGTACGATAATAAAGGATATACTTCAAAAATAATAGAATAAATGATTTATACTAGCACTAATAGTACATTTCCTGATCAGGTAGTACCTGACGAAGAGAAAGCTACATTGGAATATGGATTAGCTGTAGCTAGAGCCATCGAAGGAGAATGGTTTTTAAATTACAGAGGTGGAGGATATAGATTTATGAATAATTATGCTAATTTTCATAATCTAAGATTATATGCAAGAGGTGAACAGCCAATTCAAAAATATAAAGATGAATTATCAATAAATGGTGATCTATCTTATTTAAATTTAGACTGGAAACCTGTTCCAATTATACCTAAATTTGTAGATATAGTTGTTAACGGTATTTCACAAAGAAATTATGAGGTAAAAGCATATGCACAAGATCCAGAATCAAGACAGAAAAGAACTCAATATGCTCAACGAATAATAAAGGATATACAAATAAGAGAATACAATGAGGCTGTAAAAGAAATGTGGGGTATGGATCTTTCTTCTAGTGATCAAAGTGATAATGCTCCTAAAACAATGGATGAGTTATCAGCTCATATGCAATTAGATTATAAACAATCTATAGAAGTTGCTGAAGAAGAATTAATAGATCAAATACTAGATAAAAATAAATACCATTTAACAAGGAAAAGATTAAATTACGATTTAACTATACTTGGTATTGCAGCTGTAAAAACTAATTTTAATAAATCAAATGGAATAACTGTTGATTATGTAGATCCAGTTAACTTAGTATATTCATATACTGAAGATCCAAATTTTGCAGATTTATACTATGTAGGAGAAGTAAAAAATGTAAGTTTAGTAGAACTTAAAAAACAATTTCCACATTTAACTGGTGAAGAACTAAAAGAGATTCAAAAATATCAAGGTAATAGAGAATATACTAGAAATTGGAATGGAAGATTAGATAATCAAACTGTTCAGGTTTTATATTTTGAATGGAAAACATTTGCTAATCAAGTATTTAAAATAAAGCATACAGATCAAGGTTTAGAAAAAGCACTTGAAAAGACAGATATATTCGATCCACCTCCAAGTGATAATTTTAAAAGAGTATCTAGATCTATAGAAGTACTATATACCGGTGCAAAAATATTAGGACATCCAAAAATGTTAAGTTGGGGAATGTCTGAAAATATGACCAGACCAGTTGCTAATACTGTAAAGGTTAATATGAATTATAATATAGTAGCTCCTAGGATGTATAGAGGGAGAATTGAGTCTTTAGTAGGTAGAATTACTGGTTTTGCTGATATGATTCAATTAGCACATTTAAAACTTCAACAAGTAATGTCTAGAATAGTACCAGATGGTATATATTTAGATATGGATGGTTTAGCTGAAGTTGATCTAGGTAATGGAACTAATTATAACCCAGCTGAAGCACTTAATATGTATTTTCAAACTGGTAGTATCGTAGGTAGATCTCTAACTCAAGATGGAGATCTTAATCATGGTAAAGTTCCGATACAAGAATTACAAACATCTAGTGGTGGTGGTAAAATTCAATCGCTAATACAAACTTATCAATATTATCTTCAAATGATAAGGGATGTAACCGGATTAAATGAAGCTAGAGACGGTAGTATGCCAGATAAAAATGCATTAGTTGGTTTACAGAAACTAGCTGCTGCCAATTCGAATACGGCAACTAGACATATATTGCAATCTAGTTTGTATTTAACACTTAAAACATGTGAGAATATAGTATTACGTGCTGCTGATGCTTTAACATTTCCACTTACAAGAGAAGCATTATTAGATAGTATTTCTAATTATAATATAGCTACATTAGAAGAGATAATTTCATCTAATTTACATGATTTTGGAATATTCTTAGAACTAGAACCAGATGATGAAGAGAAAGCATTACTAGAACAAAATATTCAAATGGCTCTTCAGACTGATTCTATTAATTTAGAAGATGCTATAGATATAAGGAATGTTAGCAATTTAAAATTAGCTAACGAGATGTTGAAAAAGAGGCGTCAACAAAGAGAAAAACAACAGCAAGAAGCTGCTCAAGCTAATATACAGGCTCAAGCTCAAGCTAATTCTCAGCAAGCTGAACAAGCAGCTATGTATGAAGTTCAAAAACAACAAGCGTTAGCAGAAACAACATTACAGATAGAACAAGGTAAATCACAATTTGAAGTACAAAGAATGCAACAAGAAGCTCAAATTAAAATGCAATTAATGGAGCAAGAATTTCAATATAACATGCAATTAGCAAAAGCACAAGGACAGGCTAAAAGAGGGGAAGAAGAATATAAGGAAAATAGAAAAGACGAAAGAACTAAAATGCAAGCAACCCAACAAAGTGAACTTATAGATCAAAGAAAAAATGATCTATTACCTAAGAATTTTGAATCAGCTGGATTTGATAACTTAGGGGGATTTGGTTTAGAGCAATTTGAACCGAGATAAATTTTTATTAATTATATAATATCATATTATGTCAAAGAAAGAAACAGAAGCAGTACAAGAAGAGGGGACTTTTAAAATGAAAAAGAAACCTAAAATAAAAAAATTAAACAAAAAAGATAAACCTATTAAAGTAGATTTATCTAAAAATAAAAAAGAAGAAGATGCCGTTCCAGAGCCAAGCACAGAGAGCGTGGATGTACGCGAACTTCCCAAAGATGGCCAAGAAGTGGGAGAAACACACGTTGAAGAACAAATCACTCCCCAAGCGAGTGAAGAAGAAAACATCCAACCAGAAGAAGTAACAGATGCGCCTATTATACAGGAAATTACAAGTGAAGAGAAAGAAGAAACAGAGGAAGTGGTTGCTGATATACAAGAAGAAATAGAAGCAAAACCTCAACTAGAACTACCAGAAAATGTAGAGAAGTTAGTTGAATTTATGAAGGATACTGGTGGAACAGTAGAAGATTATGTAAGATTAAATAGAGATTATTCTGATGTGGATAGCGATATTTTATTACTTGAATATTATAAACAAACTAAACCACACTTAAATTTTGAAGAAATCAATTTTTTGATGGATGACGAGTTTGCGTGGGATGAAGATGATGATGAAGAGCGAACCATCAAAAAGAAAAAACTCGCTTTAAAAGAAGAAATTGCAAAAGCCAAAAACTTTTTGGAAGACACGAAAAAGAAGTATTACGATGAGATCAAGTTGAGACCAGGCGTGACTCAAGAACAACAAAAAGCAATGGATTTTTTCAATAGATACAATGAAGAACAAGAAACGGTAAAACAACGTCATGATGCGTTTAAAGACAAAACTAAAACGATTTTTTCCAAAGATTTTAAAGGTTTTAATTTCGATATTGGAGAAAAGAAATTTAGATATAATGTTAATAACGTAAATGATATTGTAGATAACCAATCTGATTTATCTGAATTTGTTAAGAGGTTCTTAGACAATAAAGGTAATATAACAGATTATAAAGGTTATCACAAAGCTGTATACGCGGCACGAAATGCTGATACTATTGCTAATCATTTTTATGAGCAAGGTAAAGCCGATGCTATTAAAAATATTACTGCTAAATCTAAAAACATAAATGTTGATATTCGGGAGAATGCTCCTGGAGAAGTTTATTTAAATGGTTTAAGAGTTAAAGCAATAAGCGGTGTCGATAGTTCTAAATTGAAAATAAGAACGAAAAATAAATAACTAAAACTATAAATTATGGCGTTTGTGACAGGCGGGAGTTTTCCCGCGTCAATTACACCCATGCAACAGCAAGTTACTGTTCAAGACAATTATATTGACTTTAACAACTTAGCGGTTTCGCAGTGGGCACAACAATATCTACCAGAGCTTTATGAGCAAGAGGTAGAAAGATATGGTAATAGAACCTTATCTGGATTTTTAAGAATGGTCGGAGCAGAGATGCCAATGACCTCGGATCAAGTAATCTGGTCTGAACAAAATAGATTACATATTGCGTATGATAACTGTGCAGTAGCCTTAGTTGGTGGTGCGGCAGATATCACAGTTACTATTACTCCTGGCGCTGCTAATCCAGCCACTTCAGGTGTTAGAGTTGGTAATACAATTTTAATCTCTGATAACGGTACTGGTTTAGTTACAGCAAAAGCTTTAGTAACAGCTACTAATGCAACTGGTTATACTTTAACTTGCGAATTATACGAAACTACAGCTTTATTGCTTCCTGCGGTAATTGTTGCTGGAGTTAATAGCATGTATGTATATGGTTCTGAATTTCCAAAAGGAAGTAACGGAATGACTGGTGCTATTGAGCCAAGTGTAACTACTTTTAATAATTCACCAATTATCTTAAAAGATAATTATGAATTGAGTGGTTCTGATGTAGCTCAAATTGGCTGGATTGAAGTTGCAACTGAAGATGGAACATCAGGATATCTATGGTATCTAAAAGCTGAATCTGAAACACGATTGAGATTTGAAGATTACATGGAAATGGGAATGGTTGAAGGTGAGCTAATGACAAATGCCGCAACAGCGTTTGGTGCTAACTTTGGACCAGCAGGTGCTACTCAAAATATCAAAGGTACAGAAGGTCTTTTTGCTGCTATTCAAGCAAGAGGTAATGTATACTCTGGTTTTGCGGGTGCTGCTGCTCCAGGTTCTGGTGCGTTAGGAGATTTTGATGCTATTCTTAATCAATTAGACAGACAGGGAGCTATTGAAGAAAACATGCTTTTCTTAAGTAGACAAACTGCTCTTGATTTTGATGATATGATCGCAGCTCAAGCTGGTGGTGGATATGCTTCTGCTGCTTCTGCTTCTTATGGTTTATTCGATAATGAAGCTGAAATGGCGTTGAATTTTGGATTTTCTGGGTTTAGAAGAGGTTCTTATGACTTCTACAAAACTGATTGGAAATATCTAAATGATGTTACGACTCGTGGATTAGACAATGAGATTGATGGTGTTTTAGTTCCCGCTGGAACTTCAACAGTATATGATCAAATGCTAGGTCAAAATATCAGACGTCCGTTTTTACACGTTAGATATCGAGCTTCTGAAACAGAGGATAGAAGATTTAAATCTTGGATCACTGGTTCAGTTGGAGGTGCTTACACTTCAGATCTTGATACTATGAGAGTTAATTTCTTATCTGAGAGATGCTTAGTAACTCAAGCTGCAAATAACTTCGTGTTATTTCAAGGAGCTTAACAATTATTAACATTTTAAAAATATAGAAATTATGGCACTTATAAATTTCACAAACCCAAACACAAGTACATCAGAATTAGCTGGTACTGTGCAAACTGGTAATGTTATAGTGGATGTTGACGTTCCTA